ATATTATATCATCTAAAGATGTTGCATCCGAGTAAGTCTGTGGGATGTCTCTAAGAGCTTGCCTGTAGGTTGCCCACTCTGTTTTCTTGCTGTCGGATAAAGGGCTATCAAAGAATTGCGTCCAGTCTGACTCCTGAAGCCTTGTATCTCTTTTACGTCTTACTTCAGGTAAGGCAATTGCAATTAACTGATCATTAGTCAAGTCAACAGGTGGTGGCTTGTCGGCAACTTCTCCGTCTACAATCATATGAATAGAGTCGTCCGCTATCCCTTCTATAACTGACTGGCTTTCATTAGCCTGCAAGTCAATATCATTATCAGCGCAAGTTCCAGTCCGCAAAATACAGCCTTGATCATCATAAACTATAAAACACTTCATTTTTTAAGCTCCGTAGTTACAAGGCTTCTATTGCTAACTTGGGCCTTTTCTCCTGTTCTTTTTACTTGTATTTTATAAGTCACAGATCCTCCTGTTGATGGAGTGTCAATTAAACTTCCGTTTATCATCGACTGTACATCTAAATTATTAGAATCATTAGAGGTATGAACTACGCTGTAATTAATAAGTACACTTGTACCCCTTAAAATACGCACCTCTAAATTAGCATATTCAGCGTCATCAAATCTAGTGCCCGCCCTTACTTTTCCTAATAATGACCAAAGAATCTGTGTTGGAACATTCGCCGTCTGAGTGAAGGTAACTTGTTGCACATCTTGCCATCCAGACTGACCATCCGCAACAACATAACTGGTGTAGTATTCTGCTGCCGTAAATGCGGCGCTTGATACGGTTACTGCATTGTCAGTTATCTTACCTGTGCCAATAGTTAAGTTACCTATGTGTGCAGTGTCCATAGTTACTATGCCACCGATAACAGAAAACACTTGAGCCCCGGCTTCACCAGCGGTATCTGCGGGGTCTATTATCCTGAAGTCATCAGCTATTATCTTAAACTGACCTGAAGTCCCATCGTTATTCTGAGAGAAGCCAGTTATGTAACCGTTGCTGTCTAGCGTCACTCCATACTTAGCGAGGAGGGTATTGTCAGTGGCGGCCCTCACAGAGGCTTCGGTGGTCACTGATGCTGTTATCGTGTTATCCGCAGCAGCCCTAGCGTTAGCCTCAGCAGTATCAGCGTTTGCTCTAGCAGTTGCTTCAGTAGCCACGCTGGCAGCCACAGTACTAATACTTGAGGCGGCAGCACTGTCAGCAGATGCTCTTGTGGACGCTTCGCTGCTAACGGCAGCAGTCAGGGTGTTGTTGTTATTGGTGACCGTAGATGTGAGGGTCGTGATGTCACTGGCTAAGGCAGTGTCCGCATTCGCTCGGGCTGTCTGCTCAGTAGTAACACTGGAAGCTACTGTGGTTATGTCATTAGATAAAGCAGTATCTGCATTGGCTCTGTTAGTAGATTCTGTTGTCACACTAGCTGCTACAGTACTTACATTACTGGCTAAGGCAGTGTCCGCATCTGCTCTGGCAGTCGCTTCAGTAGTAACACTGGAAGCTACTGTAGATATGTCGCTAGATAAAGCAGTATCTGCGTTAGCTCTGTTAGTAGATTCAGTAACAACACTAGCTGCTACAGTTTCTCTGGCAGTGGCTTCGGCACTATCCGCATCCGCTCTTGCCGTAGCTTCTGTAGTAATCGCAGCCGCATTGGTAGAGTCACCAGTAGTAACTGTAGCTGTAAGGGTAGTAATGTCGCTCGCTAAAGCACTATCCGCATCTGATCTAGCAGTTGCCTCTGCAACAACAGAAGCAGCGTTAGCTGTATCAGCAGTTGATGTACTAGCAGCTAAGGTTGTTACAGTAGTAGCAAGAGCACTATCAGCATCTGATCTAACAGTTGCCTCTGTAACAATAGAAGCAGCATTAGTTGCATCACCCTGAGATGAAGTAGCGGATAAGGTTGTTATAAGAGAAGCAAGAGCACTATCAGCATCTGATCTAACAGTTGCCTCTGTAACAATAGAAGCAGCATTAGTTGCATCACCCTCAGATGAAGTAGCAGATAGGTCTATTATTCTCTCAGTAAGAGTTGCGTTGCCAGATGCAAAGACATTATTTGTTTTGTCAACAAGCCTTTTAATTGCTTTAGCGTCATACTCTACGGGTAACATTATCTAAACCCCCTAATTCGTCCTTTAACTAACATATTAGTTATCTCCCAATTATCAGTGTTTGCAGTAGAGGATACCTCTAAAAACAAATACCTACCTGAAGTTCTTATGTTAAACTCTTTAAACTTATCCCCTACTAAAAAAGTATCATTGGGGTTAAAGGTAGGTTCATCGTCAATGTTGTTTGCCCATCCAATACGTACTTGAGGAGAACCGGTTCCTGTCTTACCTACCCTAATTGAAGTTAACTCCTTAACAGAGTAAGGGTCTTCAAGGTCATGGGCTTTAGTTAAGCCTAGTGTATTGTGAGAGGAGGGGCCTCCATCTTCAAAGTAAACATTACCTGAGCTATCTGCAGTTATATTATGTATAAAGGTACCAGCTGTCATAGCTTCAGAAATATTAACATTGCTGTTATACGACTTACTAAACACACCTGTAGTATAATTATAAGATAGCTCAGTATTAACTGTAGAGCTATTAACTGGAAGGTACCAAATGACTTCATTGTTTTCTTGATTGTGAACTGCAGAAATCTTAGGGTAATCATTGCTAGATACGTTTTGTTTTAACCAAGAGTTAATGCCTTCTTTGTTACCAATGTCAGTGACACTGTTACCATCTGTCATAAAGACACCGTTACGTGACAAGCCATAGTTAAGTCTGTTCACAGGTACTACAGATTTAGGTGACACTGCTCCTACCCCAGAAGCCATAGCTGTTTCATATCCAAAGTAAAAAGGAGCACCTATGTAATTCAAAATAAACATTTGATCTTGAGTATAGATAGCCTTAGCTTCACCTAACGGAGTAATACATGCTAACTCAGAAGAAGCTTCTCTTAAAGTTAAACTACCTGCAGCATTAGTTGCACTAGCAACCCAAGTATCCGGGTCATCTTCTGCGGACCAAGCAACATCGTATGGGCTTTTTAAAGAACCTTCATCGTAGTTAATTGCTAATATGTGTGGCCCTGACTTATCAATAGCTTTAACTCTTGTAAAAGTACAATCAGGAGTTGTAGCTCGAACTACTAAAGAAGTGCCTGACCCTGAAGTACTACCTTGAGTTAAAGAATCTAAGTTAGCATACCCCAATCCGTAGTTAGTTACCCTGAGCCTAGTTACAGCTCCGTTAGAAACTTGAGTAACCTTAGCTGCAAAGTTTGAACCAGAACCACCTGAGAAAGTAAGTGTGTCCCCTACAGCATGGCCTGAACCAGCTGTGGTTATGTTAACACCAGAAATCTTTCCAGATAGTAGCTCAGCAAAAGTCTCATTGTTTTTCTTAATCTTGATAGGGCCTACATCATCTGCAGCTAAAACCCAAGTACCAAAGTTAGTAAAAGACCAGACAGAAGAAATTGCAATACCGTCATCCCAAGTAGAGCCACCCTCAGCAGCATCCCAAGTAGAAGACCCTGAATCCCAAAGTGTAGACCCAGCATTTTCTACTAAGTTGTAGCTTGTACCTACAACATCATTAAAGATGGTAGGTTCATTTTGCCTCCAAGCATAAATAGAAGTTAGGTCACCAACGTATAAAACCTTAGTGTCATACTCTAAAGTAGACTGCATGCCTCTTATGACAGAGCCACCCGTAGAGCCTATTAAGGTTCTTCCGGGTTTTCTTTTAATAGAAGTTTCAGTAAATTGCAAGTTGTTAACTTCAGCCCAGAAGGGGATGCTTCCATCGAATTTATTTGTTTGCCACCCTGTTAACAGCAGGGGAGTTAAGTCTACCGGGAAAAAAGATCTCGGTGTTCTAGGTGAAGTTGACATGTTTATCTCCTATTATACTGTACGCTTCCACATATAGACTACTATGTATGGTTGTAAGTTAGTGTGAGGTTGACCTCCACCTGTATTGCCTGTCTCAGGAGTGCTAAAGCTAGAGTTTCCGTTTTCTGAACCCAAGCCGCCTGTTCCCCTAGGGTCTTCTAATGTATAGGAGTGCGAGTGCTCAGGGATTTGCAACTCAGTTAACGTAACTTCTTTAACTCCACCAGTGTGCCCTACAGGGGTAAATTCAGTTTCTGAAGAGTTAACACCTACAAGGACTTTACCTTCACCAAAGGCAACCCAAGTACCTCCAAACAAAGCACTAGGGTTTCCCGCAGTTACGGTAGTGTAAATACAACCTACTGGGTATACATCAAGAAAACCCACAGACCCTATAAGAGTTCTTATTTCTTCAGCACTAATATTAGTTGATAAAGACGGAGTATTACCGTCACTTGTAATTGCAGTAGCTATACTTGCAGCTGGGTTAGGGTTTAGTAAAACCCAATAGCTAGAGGTTGCATCCCACATTAAATCTAAATAGTGAGAAGACCCTGAGATTTGACCTGCGGATAAAGCTGCACCTACCTGTGAGACTACGGAGCTTACTCCTGTACCATTTACGTTAAGAGTAACAGCTCCAGTGTTAGCGCCTGTTGGTTTAACAACTACACGAACACCTTCTGATTTCACAACTGGGTATGTGTAGGTAGCTACGAGAGCGTCTACTGTCCCTGTTGCAGTAACAGAGTCTGTGGAGTTTCTTAGCTCTCTATTAATCTCATCTCTAGCGGCTTGGAAATTTACTCTAACAGATTCTGTTGTAGGAGAACCTGTTGTTGGATTTGATCCATTAATATTACTTGCCATTTATATATATCTCCTGTTAGTAAACTCCTAAAACCTTAAAGACCCCATACATTATTAGGGGTAAGAGTACTACTGTGATTGTTGTGTAGAGCAGACTGTTCCAGAGTAAAGATATAATTTCTTTTCTTTTAGCTAAACGGATTCTTTCATCTCTGTCTCTTTTCTTTTTACAGTCTGATTGAAATTGAAGCCAGTCCGAATACATATCAGGGCGACCTGCATAGATCATTGTCTCTCTCAACCAAACTTCTTGTTCTTTTAATTTCTCTAAAGCCATAAAGGCCTTAAGGTCAGACTTACCGCCCGGACCTGCTTTCTTAGTGAGTGCTGATTTATTATCAAAGTATTTTGTAAGAGACTCACCGCAATCATAAAGATCCTTACCGTTATTCATAGCAACCTTTATTACTTTAAAGGCAG